CTCGAACGTGAGCGGGAACTCAGCCCCAGCAACCCGTATGTCGATGACTACCTCGAACGAACGCGAGCGTTGATCCTCATCTACGATACCGCCGACAACCTCTCAACGCCCTGGACGCACGACGCGGCCGCTCGCATCCTCCCTCAGCTCCTCAGCCCGGAAGACCTTCACGCGGGGCGCCTGCCCCCTCTCTTTGTGGTGCGATGATGGCACGTGGACGCAAGCCAAACCCGACGAAGCTACGCCTGCTCACGGAACCGGGCGCCAGGATCATCGGCAGCGATGGGGCCCCACCGCCGCCCCCAGACTTCCTTGAGGGCGAGGGCCTTGCCGAATGGGACCGCATCGTTCCCGAGCTGAGCAAGCGGTACCTGATCTCACCGGTCGACGCGGTCCTTCTCGCGGGCTACTGCCAGACGTTCGCCGACTACAAGGTTGCCGTGCTCGCCGTTCGTGAGAGCGGACTCATGCTCGACGGCAAGCTCAACCCCGCCGCCCGCTATGCGGCTCAGTCGCTCGCTGAACTCCGCAAGATGGCAGCGGAATTCGGCCTGTCCCCGTCCGCTCGATCCCGGTTCGACGTGCCGGCGCCCGTGAACGAGGAAGAGGATGAATTCGCGGCGTTCGTGGGTGAAGAGTAATGCAGGACTTCGTGAGGACGAAATCGGATGAGGCCGCGGTCGACGCGGGTTGCTACTTCGACCTCGCCGCGGCGGAGCACGTCCGAAGGTTCTTCGAGAAGTTCCTTCGGCACAGCAAGGGCCAGTTCGCGGGTAAGAAGTTCGAGCTTCTCGACTGGCAGTGGGACCGGGTGATCGCTCCCCTGTTCGGGTGGCGTTCTCCCGACGGATCGAGGCGGTTTCGCCGGTGCGGCATCGCAGTCCCGAAGAAGAACGGCAAGTCGACCCTGCTTGCCGGCTTAGGCCTCTACCTCCTCTGCGCCGACCGTGAACCGGGAGCGGAGATCTACTCCGCGGCCGCCGACCGGGCGCAAGCCTCAATCATCTACAACGAAGCCGCGAGCATGGTTGATGCGAGCCGTGCACTCGCGAAACGCATCAAAGTCCGCCGTGCCAGTAAGATACTTCGGTATCCGAGGAAGAACTCGTGCTATCAGGCCTTGTCCGCTGATGTCCCGACGAAAGACGGCCTGAACATTCACGGCCTGCTCTTTGACGAGCTGCACACCCAGCAGACACGTGCCCTCTGGAACACGCTCCGTTACGGCGGGGCATCGAGGCGTCAGCCGCTAATCATCTGGATCACGACGGCCGGTACGGACCGCGACAGTCTCGGGTTCGAGCAGTGGCAACAGGCCCTTGCCATTCAAGAGTCCCGTGCCGTCGACATCAGTTACCACGCGGTCATTTACGCGGCCGGAGAGCATGACGATTGGAAGGATGAGGCGACGTGGAGGAAGGCGAACCCGTCTTACGGCCTGACGATCGACGAGCGGGACTTCCGTGAAGCGTGCGACGAAGCTAAGGCGTCCCCGGTCAACGAAAACAACTTCCGACGATATCGACTCAACCAGTGGTGTGCTCAGGAGACGCGGTGGATCGGACTGGACAAGTGGGGTGAGTGTGCCCGACCGTACACCGCGGCGGACCTTGCCGGCAAGCCTTGCTACGTGGGCCTTGATCTCTCAACGACGACCGACTTGACCGCGGCCGCGTTCCTCTTCCGCGAGGAGGGCGCCTACAAAGTCCTGCCCTATTTCTGGCTTCCGCAAACCGCACTCCGAACGCGGGAGCGAACTAATCGAACCCGCCTCGACGCGTGGGCACGTGAGGGGCACATCAAGCTGACCCCCGGCGACGTGGTCGATTATGGGATCGTCCGCGACGACCTCCGCAAGCTCGCCGAGCAGTTCAAGGTCAAGCAATTCTGTATCGACCCGTGGAACGCGACTCAGATCGCAACCGACCTTGCCGGGGACGGTTTCAAAGTCGAGTACGTTCGCACCGGCTTCGCGAGCATCTCCGCGGCGACGAAGGAATTCGAGAAGCTCGTGCTCGGCGGTCTGATCGCCCACAACTCGCACCCCGTCCTCACGTGGATGATCGGCAACATCGCCGTCGAGCAAGACGCCAGCGGCAACATCAAACCGACGAAGAAAAAGTCATCCGAGAAGATCGACGGCGTGGTTGCGGCGATCCTGGCCCTTGCCGTCATCATCAAGGCGCTCCCGAAGAAGTCCTCACGGTATGAAAAGGGTGGGCTAGACTCGATATGAAACGCTCAATCCTCCAACGCATCGCCGCGGGCATCGCAGAGCGTGCCGCGAAGTACGCAGGCATTCCGCTCCGCGACCCCGCCCTTGTCGCCTTGCTCGGTCGTCAGCCGTCCAACTCCGGCGTTGACGTTGACGAGTCGTCGGCGATGACGCTGAGCGCCGTGTGGCAGGCCGTGAACCTCATTGCGGGTTCGGTCGCGAGCTTGCCTGTCTCGATCTACAAACGCGTCGGCGAGGGGCACGAAGAGGATCGTGAGCACAACCTGAGCCATAAGCTCGGCATCGCCCCGAATCCCGAGATGACGCCTTTCGTCTACCACGAGACGCTTCAGGCCCACGCACTCACCTGGGGCAACGCGTACGCGAAAATTGAATGGAGCGGGCGGCAAGTCGAAGCTCTCTGGCCGCTCATGCCGAATCAGATCGAACCCGACCGCGACCTCAACGGCGATCTGGTCTACAAGTTCACGGCGATGTACGAGAACGAGCGGGACGAGATCATCCCCGCCCGCGACATCGTCCACGTCCCCGGCTTGGGGTTCGACGGCCTGCGTGGTTACGCACCGATCCAGCTTGCCCGTGAGTCGATCGGGTTGGGCCTTGCCACCGAGCAGTTCGGGGCGAGCTTCTTCGGCCGTGGGTCGATCCCTGGCGGGGTCCTTGAAGTTCCGCTCGAACTCTCCCCCGAGGCCCGCAAGAACCTCCGCGAGTCGTGGGAGCTTCTCCACCGCGGACCGGACAACGCCCACCGTATCGCGTTGCTGGAAGAGGGCACTCAGTACAAGATGATCGGCATCCCGCCGGAGGACGCTCAATTTCTCCAGACGCGGCAATTCCAAGTCATCGAAATCGCAAGGTGGTTCAACGTCCCGCCGCACATGCTCCGCGACCTCGTCAACGCGACGTTTTCGAACATCGAGCATCAGGGCATCGACTTCCTGATGTACACGCTCCGGCCCTGGCTCATTCGCTGGGTCCAAGAGTACGCCCGCAAGCTGCTCAGCCCGACGGAGCAACGCGTCTACTCGTTCGGCCATAAAACGCATGAGCTGCTCCAGACCGACACCCTTGCCCGTTACAACAGCTACGCGATCGGCCGAAGCAACGGGTGGCTCACGCTCAACGACATCCTCCAACGTGAGCGGATGAGGCCCGTTGAGGGACCGGAGGGGCAAGTCCGACTGATGCCGCAGAACATGACGGTATTCGGCCCGCACCTCTTGCCCAATGAGGACGGATCGACCGACCCGAAGGCGGCGCAAGATTCCGTGCTCTCCGGCCAGCAGATCAACGCCCTTGTCGCTCTCAACGTCGCTTTGCAAGCCGGCACGATCAATCCCGAAGCTGCGAAGCATCTCATCCGACTCAGCTTCCCGAAGGCCGATCCGTCGCAAGTCGACGCGATGGTCAAACCTTACGCGAGGAACACCAATGCAGCTTAGGACGCTCAAGACCGGCCGGCCGCAACTCCGCAAGTCCGAGGATGGGCCGACAATGCTCATCGGTCGGGCGGTCGTCTACGATTCGTGGTCTGACCTCATCTGGGGGCACTTCCGCGAGCGCTTCGTGCCGGGGTCGTTGACGGACAGCCTCAAGTCCGGGCATGACATCATCTGTTCAATCGACCACGACGAGACGAAGCTCCTCGCCCGCACGTCGTCCGGCACACTCAAGCTCACCGAGACGGAGCAAGGCGTCGACGTAGCCTTGCCGATGCCAGACGTGTCCTACGCCCGCGACTTGATCGAGCTAATCAACCGCGGCGACGTGACCGGGATGAGCTTCATTTTCGACGGTCTGGAAGATACCTGGGCGAGGGGTTCGGACGGCGTTCCCGAGCGCACCGTCGTCAAGGCGGAGATCTATGAAGTCTCGTTCGTCGGTCAGCCTGCCTACCCAGCGACGATCGCCGGACTCCGATCCATCCCGCACGGCGTCCCGATTGAGATTGAGCAGCAAGTTTATCGGCGTATGTACGAAGGCCTCATCAAAGTCGAGCATGAACTCATGCGGGCACGCCTCGACTTGCTCAGCAAAGTTTGACATTCCGTTTTCAAATTGTCCGCAAATCACACTATCGAGAGGTGAGGGGACTATCGACTAAAACGAACTAACATACCCGCGGGGTAGCTTTATGGCCCTTGAACTTCGGACTCAGAAGAAGGCACTCCGCGAGGAACGGGCCAAGCTCGTCGCCGACGCTCGCAAGGTCCTTGAGAAGGCGGAAGGCGAGAAACGCGCCATGTCCG